GACCTCCAGAAGAATGGTATCGCATGGATCCTGAAAAATATGCTAAAACACATATGGAACTCTCCTCAAGTTTTCATATAGGTCCTATGTATTATAGAAGCGAAAACTGGGGAATCAACGACTTTTTATCATAATGTCACACAACAATCATACTATAGATCATTCAAATAAGGATATTGATCAACTACTTTTTAATGGGGTGACTAATCGGCACGAAGCCCGGGAGTACTACTTAAATTTAGCAGGAGATTGGGAAGACCCTAATCCATCGCCCGTTATTGAGCTTCATGAAGGAGTTAGGGTCGTTCGCGATGATCTTCTTGTTGGTAGTAAAGTGCGCGCAGGAGACTTGCTCGTTTCTCGAATTAAAGAAAATACGCTGGTATATGTTCAACCTCGTACTGGATTGGCTGGCGTTTCTATCTTAGATGTTGCGAAGCGTCACGGTAAGAAGGTAAAGTTATTCATGCCATCTTCGAAACGTATCTCTGAGCACCAGGCTTGCTGTATTGAACGGGGAGCAGAATATGAATTTCATCGTATTGCCGCTATGCCCGTCCTAAATGGAATAGCCAAAAAGTGGGCAGATAAACACGATGACGCATATTTTATCCCTCTTGGTTTAAAGCATGAACTTGTTACAGCAGGATTTGTAAAGGTAGCGTCTCAAATACCAGAACCAGAAGAAGTGTGGACTGTTATATCAACAGGAGTTCTTCATCGGTCTCTACAGATCGCATGGCCGAATGCCAAGTTTCATTGCGTGGCAGTAGCGCGTAATATGAAGAAAGGAGAGATCGGGCATGATCGAATCATATCCCACCCTTTACCATTTACTAGTCATATTAAAGAAGATTTGACACCGTTTCCTTCTGTAAATACATACGATGCTAAAGCATGGAAGTATATTCCTAAAAATACAAGTAAAGATATTCTCTTTTGGAACGTTGGAACTGAACCTAAATTAGAAGACGAATCAATCTATGATAGAATCGATTCATTTAGAAATTGGAAAAAGGTACAAACCTAAATTTAATAATAAATGCACTCAGAAAAAAGCAAAATTATTAAATACACAGAACAAGAGTCTGAAATATATAGAAACTATGTTATTAAAAATTTTGATAGCATGGTTGATTTCTTCACGCGCAATCTCGATCTGACTCCGGCTTTCTTCAGTGGTCAATTAGCTGAAAGACCCGCCACATCTGATTCAAATTGGGGAGATCAAAATGAAAGGATGAGAGCACAGGGAATTGAGCCTCATCCTTTACTGGGAAAATGTTATCATGCTGTTAGGTTTTTCCAATACATTGGTGGTTGGCATAATTTTGAAGCTTATACAATTTACAAAAAAATACCGCACAAGCTTGAAGGTGAGTACACAACGCATTGGTTTTTACGCGATAATAAGACTCAAAAAACGTATGACCCGACCGCGGCTCAGTTTGATTATCTTGACATTAATGATTATTATCACCTTGGACAAAAAGCAAGCGGTAGATTGTGTTATTATGGATTTAGCCCACGTATAAAGATTTATAAAAATTTTGTGCCGCCGGTTACAACAAGGAAATTTGCACGCAAATACAAAGAAGAAACTGGTTCTGCTCAGGCAATGGAAAAATGGTTATTAGAAGAAGAATGGTGGATTGCAAACAAAGAAAAATACAAAAATTGGTCTAAAGATGAAAACAACTAAGTACTACGAAGAGTTTAAAAGATACTATAAACTCGCTGAAGATCAACAAGCCAAAACTAATTTGGGTTGGCAAGATTATGATGGATCTACATCTGACGATTTAATGAACAATGTTCAATTGTATGATGTAGTAGAACGAAAACTGGCCGGCTTTTCGCAAATTATCAACGATGCGTTTTACGGCTCTTCTACTGATCATCCATATTATGATAAGATCCAAGCTGGTCATTCTGATAATAAACGTAAATATATGATCTCAAAATGGGATAATCGAAAAAATGTATATGGTTTGCGTGAGTGGTTGTATGTTTTTTTGGTTCATCGAATTACTGGTTCTGCAATTAATTATGGGACAATACCTTCTGGTTATCATAACACGATATTATTTGATTTATATGCATGCGACACGGTTGATGAAATGGCAAAAATGATACCGCATTATAGAAAAACATTTTATACGTCAATTGGCTATCAATTTCCAAAGTTCCCTAAACCTCCGGAAGGTTACAAACGAGGAGGAGATTATTATCTTTCAACATATGCACCTAGATTAGTTGATGAAATGGCATCATGGCTTGAGAGTGGAGGTAAGCGTGACTTCCGCGAAATGGGAGATTGGATGTTTGAATGGAATGAAAAAAATGGGCTATGCAGATATAAATTTCAATACGCAGCATTTTTAGCAGATCTTGCAGACTGGTTTCCTGAGTTTGTTAATACGGAATCGCATTTCTATTACGGAACAAACGCAGTAGAGTGTATATCGTATTTAATAGAGGGTAAAAAGAAAGATCAAAATACTTTAGATTCTGTTATGGATATGGTTTATGAAGATCTAGGATCAGTGCCATATAACGCTGAAGATGTGTGTTGCGATTTTATTCGTTGGGTAGAAAACTATGTGAGGCCGGGATCCCACTACGACCATGTTGATCGTGATGCTATTTGGTCATCTTGCTCAATTAAAGATCATCCTAGGGGAAGGCAAAAGGCAATGTTGGATTTGGGTTTAGTCGAATCGTTCAATACTCTTAAATATCATCCTTCTGATCTAAAAGTCCTCGAAATAAATAATTTAAGCATTGGCGAATATCAAGGCCTTTGCAAAAAAACTTTAGTATCGCTGTAGTTTGCGATTTACAAAGTACGAAAAACGTGCTATAATAGGCACATACAAACCACGGAAAATATGTCATTATTAGATAAATTAAAAAAATCGTCCCGGTCCGCGGGAGTAGCAATTCTTTCAGAATCAAAACTCTTTTCTGAAAAAGAACTGACAACAACACCAGTGCCAATGATTAATGTTGCGCTTTCTGGATCGATAGATGGAGGCCTTGCGTCAGGGCTTACAGTTTTAGCTGGACCATCAAAGCATTTTAAAACATCATTCGCTCTTTTAATGGCAGCTGCTTATTTAAAAAAGCACGACGATGCAGTTCTTATGTTTTATGATTCAGAATTTGGATCTCCGCAATCATATTTTGAATCCTTTGGCATCGACACTTCTCGTGTACTCCACACACCTGTTACTAACATTGAAGAACTCAAGTTTGATATTGTTCATCAGTTAAATGAGATCGACCGTAAAGATAAAGTCATCGTTGTTATTGACTCGGTTGGCAATATTGCTTCTAAGAAAGAAGTCGAAGATGCTGAGAATATGAAATCAGTTGCTGATATGACTCGAGCAAAAGCTCTCAAAGGTTTGTTCAGAATGATCACACCAACACTAACTCTTAAGGACATTCCTCTTCTTGCTATTAACCATACTTACATGGAACAAGGCATGTTCCCAAAAGCTGTTGTTTCAGGAGGAACTGGCGTAATGTATTCTGCCGATAATGTTTGGATCATTGGACGTCAGCAGGAAAAAGATGGTACAGAAATCAAAGGTTACCACTTTGTTGTAAACGTTGAAAAGTCACGATTTGTTAAAGAAAAGTCTAAAATTCCTATTTCAGTTTCTTGGGAAGGCGGTATTCAGAAATGGTCTGGTCTACTCAATGTTGCAATAGACGGCGGTTATGTAGTCAAACCTAAAAATGGTTGGTATCAAGCTAAGAATCCTGCAAGTCAAGAAGAATTGTCTGGTAATGTTCGTGCAAAACAAACTCTTGAAAAGGCGTTTTGGACACCGGTATTTGAAAAAACCGATTTTGCTTCCTTTATTGAAAAGAAGTTTAAGATTGGAACAGTAGAAATGGTAACAGAGGAGGTTGAAGATGCCAGCGAATAAAGTAAATGTTGACCGATATATCCAATTTGTTGAAAAGGGCGATAGCGAATTGTATGCATTAAAGGTTGTACAAGGACCTTATACTGGTGTAATATACACTTACGGTAAAGTTGAAATTAAAGGAACAGTTGATGAGCCAGTTGTTAAATTTGACTTTACAATTAACGAAGTTCCTAAAGGAAAAAAGAAAACTAAACTAGAAAAATCTAAGACGTTTAAAAATTTTATGGGTGATATTCTTATCACTTTAATCGAAGAAAAAGTTAATGACGAATCTACAGAAGCTGATACTCAAGAATCTGACGAATGATGAAGAATTTTGTCGCCAGACCCTACCGCACCTCAAGCCTGAATACTTTGAAAATGAGTATCGGCCTGTGTATGAACTAATACTCCAATTCCTAGGGAATTATAATAAACTTCCTACATCATCTGCATTAGATGTTGAGTTTCAAAAGTCTGATTTGATAAATAAGTCAAATAAGAATGAAATTCATAATGTAATCAGCGATCTGAATAATCATGAGAATGTTGACAGAGAATGGCTACTGAACTCTACCGAGGAATGGTGCAAGAATAGAGCAGTCTATCTTGCTATCATCAAATCTATAAGCATCATCGATGGAAAGGAGACACAACTAACCGATGGTGCAATCCCCGGAATACTATCCAAGGCGCTTCAAGTGTCTTTTGATACAAATGTCGGCCACGACTATTTTGAAAATTCAACCCAACGATACGATTTCTATCATGCTCAAGAAGACAAAATACCTTTCGACCTATCGCTCCTTAACACCATTACGAAAGGTGGTGTTTCGAATAAAACTCTTAACATCATATTGGCAGGTACGGGTGTGGGAAAAAGTTTGGCAATGTGTCACTTTGCTAGTGCCAATCTCGCCGCTGGACTCAACGTATTATACGTTACTCTCGAAATGGCAGAAGAAAGGATTGCTGAGCGCATCGATGCAAATTTACTTGATGTCCCGATTGATCAACTTGAGACGTTGCCTCAACAACTTTTTGATACCAAGGTTAACAAACTCAAGGAGAAGTCTAGAGGCAAACTCATCGTAAAAGAATATCCTACAGCTACAGCGCACGTCGGTCATTTCCGGGCTCTGTTTGATGAGCTTCGGCTTAAGAAAAACTTTAAGCCTGATGTTGTCTATGTTGATTATCTTAATATTATGGGCTCAGCTCGTATTAAAGGACTTGGTGGTTCTGTTAATACATACTCCCTTATCAAAGCAATTGCTGAAGAACTTAGAGGTTTAGCTGTTGAGCACGATGTTCCAATCTGGTCAGCTACTCAAGTTACTCGTTCAGGCTTTGGCAATACTGATGTTGAGTTAACAGATACTTCTGAATCATTTGGATTACCCGCAACTGCTGATTTAATGCTGGCACTTATTTCAACAGAGCAGTTGGAAGGCATGAATCAGTTAATGATTAAACAACTCAAAAACCGCTACAATGATCCTACTCAAAATAAGAGATTTGTTGTTGGTATTGACCGATCTAAGATGAGGCTTTATGATGTTGAAGACTCAGCCCAAACACTAGCCAGCGATGAAATCACGCCGGCCCCAACCGCAAATAACGACTTTTCAGCCTTCAGAATCTAGTCCGGGCCAGAAAAAAGCTCAAAAATCCTAATTTTGTGAAAAAAGGTGTGTACAAACCGCTCTATTTGTGCTATAATAAATAAGTCAGAATGGTTGAAGTAAAAGGATCGGGTAAAACTAAAAGAGCGATGGTAGACTCAGTTGCTAACTATTGTATAGAAATGTTAATGCCTAGGCTTAAGAGTAAATTGCACATTGATATCAATCTTATATCCAGGCTTAAAGAAAAGGAGTCGATCGCCGGCGATTGCATTTGGGAGGATGATAGGTGTGTACGCCCCCGGGAGTTCACCATAAGAGTTGATTCGACTCAGAGCTTGCAGGCAATGCTAGAAACTATTTGCCACGAGATGGTTCATGTTAAGCAGTACGCTCGGGGTGAGCTTAAAGATTTAGCTCGTTCTGGTAAATGCTGTAAGTGGAAAGGTAAAAAAGTAAACTTTGATAGCACTCACTACTACGATCAGCCATGGGAAATTGAAGCGCATGGCCGTGAGCGAGGCCTATTTCTAAGATGGTTCTTTGAAAGTAAATGGAAAAACTGTCATTGGGTGGATTATTGAAAGTTAATTCCCTATAAATAGAAATACAATTTAATGCTAATATGATAAATTTAAAAACTTTTTCAGCTTTTTTATTAGAAGCAACTAGATTAAGACCTGCACAACTTAAAAAAGATGCAACTGGCGGCCCTAACAAAGGAACCTCACGTCTTGACATTTTAGCAAATATCGTCAAAAAGAGAGATCCTCTAGAGTTATTTAAAGGTGGTACAGTAGTTGTTGCAAATACCCAAGAGGTTTTAGATGCTATTGAACAATTTAAAAAAGATGGAAAGGCTTTTTCTTTTGAGGGTGATGATGGAAACACTTATTCGACATCAGATCTCGTGAAATCAAAAGCCTTTGGTGGAGGTGCAGGAGCAGGAGGAGGCACTAAGCAAACTGCTATTGGAGAAGCAGCACAGTGTGTTTGGTTTGCAGCAACTTTAGGAGAAGGTTACGATAAGCCAGACGATTATTTTACAGACGAGATTTTAACAAAATACTTTAAGCGTGTTTCTGTGGGAAAGACAGAGCTTAAAGAAATATTGGCGATTGATGATAGTTGGAGAAAATCTTCACACCTTACTGCTCAATTCGCTGTCAAAAATGCACTTGTCGACCGCGACATGACATTCCATCGCGATGACGATGTTATGAAAGGCGTTTATAAAGCAAAAAACACTGCGTTTAATAATAACGACTTTAAACCTTTAATGGATGATAAGTGGAATCCAGGTGACATTTGGGCAGTAGAAGACGGATTTAGCATCAAAGAGCTCGATACTTCAACAGTTGAATCACTCAATGATGACATACTTGATCTGCATCTTCAAAAACGATTGGTTGGTATTTCGTTGAAAAAAGTCTCATCAGCCGTTCAATCTGTTGAAAAAAATGTCGAAAGGCCTCCTCAGACAGCAGACTACAAATTTTTAAGTGGTCATATTAAAGCTTTAGTTCGAGGAGAGTGGTATACGACAAAGGCAAACTACATCACATTTGCCGGGGGGCAAGTAG